TCAGGAACCTCATCAGGAGTAACAAATTCCCATCCTTGCGATTGTTTCTTACCAACTTCTTGGTAATCATCCTGACCATTAAGAAGGATTCGTAACCAACCAAGAGACATATCTTGCTGATTAAATCTTTCTTCAACTCCACGGGGTATGTGAGTTGCGTTTGGCTCTTCAAAGACGTACTCTGTTTCCTCTCTGGTTTCAGTTTCCCGTAATTGAGAATTACGTGATTCTTCAATACGTGTCATAATTTCACCTCCACGTTACATTTTAATTGCTGTGTACTCACCATCGGCATTCTCTACCTTTAGCTTTTCAGCAGCATATTGTTCAAGTGGTATGCCCCAATTCTGAGCAAGCCGTACATCTTCTTTTGTCAGCTTTACTTTACCGGGACTTGGAGAGGAACGTGACGCTCCAGCTACCACTTGAGCAGGTTTAGACGGTTGTTCCTGCACCGAACTTTTATCAGAATTAAACTTATGCGGAAACGATTCTTTAATCCTGTTATCAATTTCATTATAAAATTCTGGATCACTTGGATCAAATCCTTCTTCTTTCAATTCAGCATCTAAAGCAAGAGCAGCGGCAGTCATAACTCTGTCTTTACCAAACCAGTTATTTTCTGACTTTTGTGACCATTCTATAGCTCTTGGATCAGCAGTATCTTGCTGTTGTACTGGTTGTTGTACTTGCTGTGGTCCAGAAGGTTGTACATTATCAAATTGAACTTTTGTAGCACTAACAGATTTTAAATCACTTTGAGCTTCATTTAAAAACTCCTGTGCCTGTAAAATCTTTTCTGCATCTCCATCTGCATGAGCTGATTTATAAGCAGCTCTGGCAAGTTCAAGTTTATCTGTAATCTGCTTTTCATTAGCATCTAAATTTAATTTACTAATATTAGTAAATTCCTGTTCTCGTACATTTAATTTACCAACCAGATCTTCATTATTTCTTATTAGTTGAGATATTTGATCATCACGATCTTTTCTCTGTTTTATTAATTGTCGTATTCTTTTCTGAGCACCCTTAGTTTCAATGCCCTCTAATTCCTGTGGTTCTTTTTTCTCTTCTTTAGGTGGTTCCGTATCAGAAGTAGCTTCAGTCTTTGATTCTTCTTCTACTTCAAATTCCACCTTATTTTCTTCATTATCGGAACTTGGTGCTTCCACCTCAGTCCACTCTTCTTTTTCAATCATTTCAATTCCTTTCGCTGCTTACGAAGCATACGGTTTGACGTTTCAAGTATAGTATACTATAAAATATGATAAGATGCAAGTACTAATATTAAGAAGTTAAATTAAATGTAGGATCTAAATCTCTTGGATGTTCGACTCTACATATTACCTGATCATCAAATAATAGTATTAATCGTATCGATTTATAGAATAACTTCTGACCAGCATGTTTGGCATAACAAACATAATCTCCATTTTGACACCATGCTCCATTGGGAAATTTTATCTCATCTTGATAAGCTAAGTCTCCTATGGAAATAACTTTACCTACAGTAGTAAGATAGGCCATGTCATCTCTGGTTGAATCAGGAAGTACAATACCTCCTTTTGTTACTCCTTTTATACTTACTGGTCGTATTAAGATATGATATCCCGGTAATTCCGGTAAAGGAGTTGGATCTTTTACTTCATCTTCTGTTATCCACATATCATTTTTCATTGCTTTTCCTAGATGTACCTGTTGCATTTACTCCTCTTCCTCGTATACACGCTTCTTTACGATAGTTGTAAAAACTTCTCTGGACCATTCAATTCCATGAATGTGTCCAACCAGTTCACGATAATGCGAATAACTTTCCGCAGTACCATTTCCCAGTAACATTTTCAATCTATTTAATTCATCGTTATATTCTCTTATTACTTCATCCCATATTTCCATTATAGTATTATCACCTCTACGTGCTCGTTTTCCAGTTCCACCATCGTCAATGGAACGATTGGTGAAGTTACCATAAAGATCTTTAACTTTACCGGAAACATGCTTTGGATGTCCATCTGTAATTCCACGATCATCAGGTCTTACATGAGTAGGATATCCATCAGTTGTTCCTTTTTCATCATTTGGGTAGTGGACCCCTCCATACTTAGGCATATTCATCTCCTTTAGTTTACTGTTTCATAATTAAGTCGGCCATTTTTATTTGCTTTTCTTTATCAATATCAGCGGCCTTTTCCGTAGCTTTTGTTCGTATAGCTTTATCCTCCAGTTCAAGTTTCTCCTCATTCAAAGCAGCTTTAATCATTTCTTCCATTGTTTTCATGGATTCCTGTGATTCCAGTTTATTAGTTTCCAATGAAACCTTTGTTAACAGTTCCAGAGATTTCATTGTTTCTTTACTGGCTCTGTCAAGATCAGCTTTCTCCTGTCTGAATGCGGCAGATTGTCCTGCTTCCATTGCTTCCTTGGTTAACTTGGCTTCTTCTAGTTGAAGTTTCTGTGCATCCAATGTAGCTTCAGCAGCATTCTGAGCAGCATCCAATTGTAATTTATGTTGTTCAAGTTCAACCTTCTTCTGTTCCAGTACGACCAGTTGCTGTTCAGGTGATCCTACTTGTCCCGCAGCCTGATTCGCATTCAATACCTGTTGTGCTGCATAGGCCATTACAGCTTCCATAACTTCTGGAGTTTGTTGCGGTATCTGTTCCAAGGTTGCCTTGGCTACTCCATTTACCTGTTCCTGATACTTATGAACCATATGCTCCTGAATATTAGCTTCCAGTACTGGTTTGATACGTTGCATGGCAGGATTTTTACCATTAAGAGGATCTTGAAGAAATGCTCCTTTTACCTGTACATGTGCATCATGATTCTGGCCGGGGAAGGCAGCAATAGGTATACCCTTTGTTGCAGCCATGATATCCGATATTGGATCAAGAGGCTGTGGCTTTTTCTTCGGTGGAAGTATCTCTTCCATATTTGGCATATTGGCAGCAGTTAAAATTGTTCTATTAAGTGCTTCAAGATTGAACATGCCGGGGGGTGATTGCTGGGCCATTTGCATAGCCATTTGTGCAATCATAAGGCGATGAGCATTTGATGGAATATTTGGATCGCTGACGGGAAGCACATCCACTCTTCCATCAAAATCGGATTTAAAAATATTCCGACTTTCATACGGCACATCATAGGGATATTCGTTTGGAAGATAATCATAGTCGATTCTTGCCAAAATCCTAAATTCATCTCGCTGCGCCTTGTGAAGTCGCTTATGAATAGCAGAGAAGAATTTACTGGACGCTTCCAGTAGTGCCATCGTTGTACCTACAGGACCATAGGAAGCTGCTTCCGATACAATTTGTTCTGTACTGTCGGCAAACTTCTGTCCGGCTTGGGTGACAAAACCCAACATCTGAAACAAGGTCGAGGAAGGCTCTTTGTAGGGGAGAGGAACGATAGCCTTCGCCAAGTCCATACCTGTAGCTTCAACTTCCTTAAACTCACCGGGGCTGATTGGATCATTGTTACCAACCATTCTAACGCCTTTTGCCTTGAATCCTCCCGGCAGGTTCGCAAATTGACCTGCATCAATGAGACTTCTCATTGCTGCTGTTGCACTCATGGTTAGATTACCAAGGAAATGCATCAGGCCAAAGCCGTAGAAACCAAACCCAGGTACGAATCTATAGTGGACAAAGTGACTTGTCTTTTCCTTGTTCGTGTCATCAGGTTTATAGTTTCTACGAATACCTAAAACTTTTCGTGATTGCTCTTCTATAGTTACAATGTAGGGAAGAGCTATTCCTTCTTCCGAATTTGTTTCATCTAATTCAAGATAACAATGTTGTTCAAGTAAAACATACTGTGGATCTGTATCTCCAGATGGAGAGAAACCAAGTATGGTATCCATCTTGGAGGCAAATGCAGTTGGTTCTGGATTTGTAGCTTCCGGTAATTCCGTATCGGAATATATACCAGAACGAACATCCTTTGCCAGATCAATTGGACTACGATAAATTACATGTGTATATCTATCTGCATTGGACAGATTACTTGCATAGTAAGATACGTAGAATTGATCAATAGGAACAAATTCAGATACTGGACGTTTAAGATTTGCATCGTAATAAATTTTCTTGAATGCAGATCCTATAAGTGGAAGATGAAAGAGCATCTTTTCAAATTCATCAAAGTACTCTGGCATCTGTTCCGTAAGCTGATAGTTCATAAAGTTCTTAACTCTATTTGCTTGCATCTCACGTTGAGGAGTAGATTTACCAAGTATCTGTGTTCGTATTGGACCTGCCGATGGAAATAATTCCTGTGATGCTTTACTCTGAAATTTAACGGCTGACTCTATAAGTAATGGATGTACGGCAGTACAAGCACCTTCAAATGGTTCTGAAGTTTCCTGTATCTTTAATCCCAGTAAGTCAAATCCTCGTTCAAACATTGATTCCCATTCCTGTCGGGAATTTTTATCTGCATCATAATTATTATAAACGTCATTGGATATTTTATTTAATACGTTATCATCCAGATCTTCTGCAATATTAGCATACCATTCTTTAATGGGAGCTTCCGCTTCCATTTGAATAGTATTTCTAAAATCAACTGTTACACCACCATCCGGTTCAAGTTCAAATGTAGCTTCCTGTTCCTCTTCCATAGGTACTGGATTCATAGGAACAACATTTGATACTTCCTGTGGTATCTGCTCAAATGGATTTCGTTCTGTTGCCATATTTATTTTCCCGTCTTATATATTTCTTGGATTATAATCATAATAATTTTTATACACTCTTCCCGTTCCTAAAGGATCTTGAGGAACTATATCAGCATCAACTCCTGCTGGTCTGCTACGTAAGAATGTGGCAGCAGATGCTACAAATGGTAATCGTTTTCCCATTGCTGGTAGCATACGTGCTATATTTGATAGTCCTCTTCCTTGTTCTGGTGGTGGCTGCATTGTAGCTCTTGGTGCTGGTATCTTTGGTTGTGTTGGTCTTGGTTCTTGTACTGGTGGTTTTGTTTCCTGTACTGGTGGTTTTACTTGTCTACCTCGTGGTACTGTACCCGTTGGAGGAGCAGCTAATCTTTGTGCTAAATCTACTGCTGATTCTATTAATCGTCTTGCTTTATCTTCAGATTCCTTTTTCTTTCTTAAACCTTCTCCACCCAGTATGTCAAGATATTTAGAATAATCTTTAAGTGCTCCGTTAATTACATCTGATACGTTGGTGGGAGAAGCCTCCTTTCGATATTTCTCAGACCACGATTGTTCACCAACCCATTTAGTAATTGCATTTTCTATATGGTGTGCACGAGAAGGAGCAGAAAAATTATCTGGATCTATATCATAAATTTCAGGAATTTCTTGTTTTATATGTATAAATAAATCATTCATAACATCCGTTCTTTTATCTACTTCTTTCGTTAAGGAACGCAACTTTGGTAATGCTTTATTTAATATATTACGTCCTTTTTCTGGTAGAGGTTCATATCCTTCACGATCCCCCCTTAAAAGATCTATAACCGTATCTTCTACGCCATGTGCTTCCGTCAAACCTTCTTCAGTACCACCGGGCCACCATAGTTCTGTTGACATCTGATCTAAACCACTACCAAGTTCCTCTCCAAATTCTTTATCTATCTCATCGATAGATTCTGCATATAAGTCATCTAATTGAAATATCTCAAAAACTTCATTCATTTTTTCAACTACCCTATTATTTCGGAAAAGTAAATCTTCTGCTATAGCATCTAACATTTCCCATTCAGGTAATTCAATATCATCTCCTATAATCCAATTAGCTAATTTACTTTTATCTACAAGAGTACCTAATCCTGTTGATAATGCTTTTTTACCTAAACCAAAAACATCTCGTCTGGTTCTTGGTCTATCCAGTTCCCTTTTAGCTATATCTTCCAGTACTACTGGCAAGTTAGATCTTGGTTTTATATCTTTCGTAGCCATCAATGATCCCCACTATTAATAATGGCACTAATACCATACATGCAATAACAATCATATAATTCATAATTTCTCCATTGTACATATTATTATACACCTAAGTACGCCAGTATGCAACCCTTTTCTTTCTCTTAGGTTCATCTTCCCATTCTGGATCTTCAGGATGGGTTATGTGCCATGACTCTCTCATATAATGAATTGCCATTGTCAAAGCATCTACCTGATCATCATGAGCTGCGTTTGGAAATTGTATTAGTTCTTCCACGAGATCATCAGCCCATTTCTTATGTTCAGGTATCCAGACTCTTCCAGATTCTATTAAGGGAGATGCAGCATAGACACGACTTACTTTATCTCTGTCTGGTAAGTATTCTCTTACGGGTAATCCACTTCTCCTCATGTCCTGTATTAATGATTGCCCACTTGCCTTTTTCTCTATGATGCATATATCCGGTTTAAATTCAGTATAAAGTAATTGAGATATTCTTCGTAGTTCTGGATATTCAAATCGTCCTTTTATATTTCCCAAGAGGATTAGATTAGATACATATGATTCTATACCATATTCATCCTCGTTATACATGGCGAATATACCCCATGTTTGTATTACAGAAAAATCGGCAGTAGTACGAGTGGAAAATGCTGTATCATATGTCTGCAATATAAAGTCACAGGTGGGAGGATCTTCGTATTCCCACCATTTAATCCATTTTTTCTTTATAAGTCCTCCTTCTTCCGGTGTTGGATTCTGCATGTAGAGTGCATTCCAGTATCTGGCTCCATTGGAGGCTTTAATTTCATTCTCATCTATCTGTAATATGTGTTCTGGTTTCCATTCTGGAAAATATGAGCTTCCTATGGGTAAATCTAGTAGTTTGGAAGCCTCTTCATCCAGCCATGCTGGAATACGTACTACCTCCCACGGAATAGTTTTATATTCGCTCATTTCCTCCTGTTGTTTCAATAGCCAACCGCATAAGTCATCATAATGGTAGCGAGTATTGATGATGAGTATGGCTCCATTGGGCATAATACGAGTTCGTAGTCCGGCAGGGTACCATTCCTTTACGTATCTACGTCCAGCTTCCGAATATGAGTCCTCTTCGGACATCACATCGTCCAGTATGGCTATATTAGCCCCTCGTCCTGCAATCTGGCTACGTACTCCGGCTGCGTAGTACGTTCCATTTTGCGTTGTCTTCCACTTTCCAGCGGCTCGCACGTCTGTTCGGAGGGAAACAGTCTTGAAAATATTCTGAAACTCTTCAGAATTAACAAGGTCACGAACAGAACGGCCAAAGTCGCTAGAAAGTTGATCACTATGAGAAATAGTAAGAATTTCATGCTCTGGATTTCTCCCTATATACCACGCTGGAAACAATTTGGAACAAAGAACAGACTTGGAACTACGTGGTGGTAGGAATACCATCAGTCTTTTTATCTCTCCAGCCTCTAATAGTTTTAATTTGTTAGATATTAGCTCAATATGTCTCCCCATTTTCCAATCAGTGATTAAAGTTGGGGCCATTAGACGAACAAACGTTAGGAAATCAGTCTTTGTCTCTTGTAGTACACTTATACTTAATAGGCTATTTAGATTTATGTATGGAGATATAAGAGTTTCTTGTTGTATATTCATCATCATCCTATATAATAATGTTATTAGTATTAATATTACTTTTATTAACTTTTTTATTTTTAATAGAATTTAAATGGAAATACAACAAGAAAATATACTAACTCCTTTCGTAAACCTTAATAATCTACTTAATCTAAGTGTACTACAGGAGACAAAGACGGATTTCCTTACGTTTGTTCGTCTTATGGCTCCTACTTTAATCACTGATTGGAGAATGGGGAGACATATTGAGCTAATATCTAATAAATTAAGACAATTAGAAGCTGGAGAAATAAAAAGACTGATGGTATTCCTACCACCACGTAGTTCCAAGTCTGTTCTCTGTTCCAAATTGTTTCCAGCATGGTATATTGGGAGAAATCCAACGCATGAAATTCTTACTGTTTCTCATAGTGATCAACTTTCTAGCGACTTTGGGCGTTCTGTTCGTGATCTTGTTAATTCTGAGGAATTTCAGAATATTTTTAAGACTGTTTCCCTCCGAACAGACGT